TTTACAAAATTGTTCATACATCATTTCTTTATCTGCATTACCCTTACCTGTAGCAAGTTTCTTAACAACACTTGGTACAATAACACTATAGTTGTATTTTTGTTCTGCTAATCTATATTTAAGTATGCCACAATTTTCTGCTATTTGAAATAATGCTTGACCTTTAGAACCATAAGAATAGTTTTCTATTGCTATTGCTAGTGTATCTATATTGTCTTTAGAGTGATTTAATTTTAAGACTTTTAAAACCCAATCAGAAATTTGAGTAAATCTTTGGATAGGGTCTGTCCACGGTTGATGTTCATAACCAATTATATTACCAAATTTGCCCATATGTTTTTTCTTATTAGTAAGAAAATAAAAATGACTATATTCAAACTTAAAGTTATCTGTAACACATATGGCAGGACTTGTTAAACTATAATCAATCCCAACTAGTTTCTTCATTTTCATCTCCAACTTCATTTTCATCTTCTTCTTCTACTTCATAACTACAAAATGGACAAGACTCAGGTTTCATATCTGTTTCGTCTTCGTCATATTTTATTGTGTAACTTACCTTACAATTATCACAACTAAACCTAATGCTCTTTCCTATCTCTTCGTCCATAATATATATGTATTATAATTTAAATTTTTTAAACTGATCCTTTTGTACATCTTGTTTAATTCCGCCTATAACATAACTTTCAATTTCTGTTTCCTGTGGTGCATTTTGTAATGACCTACTATTTAACCAATGGTCAACCCAAGGTAATGGATTTACTTTTTGGTCGTATCTTGGTTCTAATCCTATTGCTCTCATACGTCTATTTGCCATATACTCTACAAATTGGTGTAATAGTTTTTCTGAAAGTCCTATCATAGAACCTTTAGAGAACAAATAAGTTGCCCAACGTTTCTCTTGTCCTACTGCATTTTCATACATTGTATAAACTTCTTTTTCTGAATCTTTAATCACTTTATCCATAATTTTATCGTTTTCATTATCACGATAGTTATTAAGTATTCTTTGTGTGATTGATAAATGCAAAGTTTCATCCCTTGCAATTAAAGAAAGTATTTTAGCAGAACCTTCTAACATTTTTAGTTCTCCAAATGCAAACGAACACGCAAAAGAAACATAAAATCTTAATCCTTCTAATATATTAACAGTCATCAATGTTAAATATAATTTCTTTTTCAATTCATACATATCAACTTTATCTGGTGTTAGTTGCCATTTATAACCTAAATTAATCATATCATCATATCTTTGTGTTATACTAATTGCTCTTTTTTCAATTTTTTCATCTGTAATTATAGTATCAAAAACTTCACTAGGATTTGAATATAAATTTTTTATGATATATGTATAAGAGTGTGAGTGTATGTTTTCAAAGAAGTCCCACGCAAGAACACAACTCTCTAATTCAGGTATTGAAACAAAAGGTAAAAATGCTAAAGCAGGTCCTCTACCTTGCACACTATCCATCATTGTTTGATATTTTAAATTAGATGTAAATATAAACTTACCTTGTTCATTTAATTCTTTATAATCTGATATATCTTTTTGTAAAGATACTTCTTCAGGTCTCCAGAAATAACCTAATTGTTGTTGAAACAATTTATTAAAGATAGGATATTTTAATTCATCATATCTTTGTACCTGTAAATCTTTACCAAAAAACATAGGTTGTTTAGTATAATCTAACTTTTTATCTGTATTGAATACACTTTTAGTCATTTATCGGTTCTAATTCTTTCTGTAATCTTTCTGATTCTGTTAACTCATAATGGTGTTCATCACTATCACCTGCTGTCCATTTATCCATATTATCTACACTATACTCTATAGTAGATACTTTATAATCTGGCACTTTTACTTTACTAGGGGTTAATGATTTATCATAAAACAAAACTCTATTATTAGGTTGAGCAGCAAAATGTCCATTATCTAATTTTAATATGTTAAATGATTTATGTTGTGAAGGAGTTTCACTATACCCTACATTAAGTTCTTTGTTTGTTGCACGACAACTATCTATACTAAACATATAATTTCCTTCATATAATTTCTTACTTGGTGATAGAAACGTACATCTATTACCACTTACTAATTGTTTTTCAATAATAGTAATATCATAATCAAAACAATCCCATAATTGTAATTCTGGTAATGTTATATCTTCTTTTGTCTTTTTCCATACAAATGCTGATATAGGAAGTTTATCATATAATGCTCCTGTTTCATACAAATAAGTTTCAAAGTATAATGCTCTACCTTGAATACTTTTAACAGTACACCAGATACCTGGTTCAAATTCTCCGTGACCTTTTTTAAAATCATAAAGGTATTGTTTTTTAACTAGTACTTCCGTATGTGGTACATTTGCACATAAAAATGCCATAAAATTCCTTTTAAATTACACAGGTTTCACATTCTTCTTCGTCTTTTTTCTCCATTATAGTCTTTGCTTCTGGTACATCATCTTTCCAACCAATAGGATGTACAGGTTCCTCTATATCTCTTTTACTATCATATGTATTCTGATAATAAGAAGTCTTCCATCCTAACTTATAAGTTGTCAATAAATCTTCTGCCATTATTGATAATGGTATTTCTCCTTCATCATAATTTTCAGGATTATATGACCAATTTCCACTAATTGATTGGTCAAAATATTTCTGCATTACTGCTACTATGTTTATATATCCTTCGTTAGATTTCATATCCCATAACAATGTATAATTATTTTTTAATCTTTTATAATCAGGTACAACTTGTTTTAAAGTACCTTTCTTACTCTTCTTAACTGAAATATAATCTCTAGGTGGTTCAATGCCGTTTGTGGCATTACAAACCACGCTAGAGCTTTCAGAAGGCATTTGAGCCGTGAGTGTGCTATGTCTTAACCCAAATTCCTTAATATCTTTCCTCAAGTCTTCCCATTTATATGAAAGTTTCCGAGATACAATCTCATCAACTTCTTTTTTGTAGGTGTCAATTGGTAAGATACCATCTGAATACTTTGTTTTAGAAAAGGATTCACATTTTCCCTTTTCTTTTGCTAATTCATTACTTGCTCTTAATAGATAATATTGGAATGCTTCTGATAACTTATCTACTTCTTTCCAAGCAGTTTTAGTTTCATAACCAAGTCCTAATGTTGCTAAGTAATGAGCAAGACCAATATATCCAATTCCTAAACTTCTTCTATTTTTTGTAGAAATTTCTGCCGCTCTAACTGGATATTTTTGATGGTCTATAACTTCGTCTAATGACCTTACTGCTAAATCGCATAAGGATTCTAATTCATCTAAATCTTTTAAAAGTCCTACATTAATTGCTGATAGAATACATAATGCAATTTCTCCATTACCATCTATATGACTTATAGGGTCTGTAGGTAAAGTAATCTCTTGACATAAGTTAGACATATAAACTCTATCTTTAAAAGAGGAATGAGTATTACAATGGTCTATATTCATAATGTAAATACGACCTGTTTCTGCTCTTTCTTTTAAAATTGCCATAAACAAGTCCTGTGCTTTGATTTTATGTTTCCAAACACTTGTTTTTCTTTCTGCCGTTTCATAAAGTTTATCAAATTCTTTTGATCCCCACGCTTCATAAAGTTCTGGTACTTCGTGTGGTGAAAATAAAGTTATCTCTTCATCATTAATAAATCTTTCATAAAATAATTTTGATAACTGTATAGAGTAATCTAATTTTCTAACTCTATTATCTTCACTACCTTTATTATTTTTTAAAACAATTATATCTTCTATTTCTTTGTGCCAAATAGGGAAGTGAACCGTTGCACTACCACCACGTACTCCATTTTGAGTACAACACTTAACAGTTGCCTCAAATTTTTTTAGAAATGGTATAACACCTGTGTGTTGTACTTCACCACCTCTAATACGTGAATTAATTCCTCTAATACGTCCTGCATTGATACCAATACCTGCTCTTTGAGCAACATACTTACCTATCGCCATATCACTAGAAAAAATACTAGGTAAAGTATCATCAACATCAACCAATACACAACTCGCATATTGCCTAATGGGAGTTCTAACACCTGCCATAACAGGCGTTGGAATATTAATTTTAAATCTTGAAATTGCGTCATAATATCTTTTAACATAACTCATCCTCTTACTCTTTGGATATTGTGAAAATAATGTAGCAGCTATCATCATATACATAAATTGTGGAGTTTCATAAATTTGTCCTGTACTTCTATCTTGCACTAGGTACTTATCAATAACTTGTCTTAAACCTGCATATGTAAATGTATAATCTCTTTCGTGATTTAACCAATTTTCCATTCTATCAAAATCTTTTTTATCATACCAATTTAAAATATCTTTATCATAGATACCCTTTTCTATATTATTTTGTACGTGTGTAAAAATATGTGGATGATCCCACATTTTATGAAATAATTGTTTTCTTAAACTATAGAGTAATAGTCTAGCGGCAACATATTGATAATTTGGATTTTCTAAAGTGATTAAGTCGTTTGCTGACTTGATTAAGATTTGTTGAATTTCGTTTGTTGATATACCATCATAAAATTGTAGACCACTATTCATTTCTACAGAAGAAGCAGAAACTTGCGTTATGTCTTCACACGCATATTCTACCATTTGATGTATCTTCTCAATGTTAAGAGATTCTTTACCTCTTCCATTACGTTTCACTACACTTATATTTTCGTTCACCATCTTTCTCCTAACATTTTTTATAATAGTTTAATTTCGTTAATGCCTCTAATTTGCTAAATGTATTATTACTTATGATATCTTTTAGTTCACTTATTTTCATTCCATTCATTATCATTTCATTTACATCTTTAAGTTGCACATCATTTGGCCAGACTACTACATTATAATCCTTTTCAACTACTGCGTACATCCTTTTTATGATTTCTTTATTACGAGGTTCGTTGTCAAATATATATGTAACTTGGTCACTTGACACTCTCAATGTTAAGTCAGCACCACCTGCTGCTAAACAATTATCTAAAAACAAACTATCAAGTGGACCTTCAACTATGTAAATATGTTTTTGATAATTTACACGTTCAAGTCCATATACTTTTTGTTTTGATTCATCAAGTTTAATAGTAATATATTTTGGTTGTTCTTTTCCAAATGCTCTGCCTTGAAATGCAAACAACTTACCAGTTACATCAAAGAAAGGAATAATTAATCTAGGGTGTTCATATTTTTCTTTAAAAGTTCCTGGTTTCACTTTATTGGCAAAATTATGAAATTTGTCAACAAAATAAATTATATCATAATATTGTGGAGGTATCAATCTTTTCTTTACGTACTCCTTTACAGGATGTCCGTCTTTTAACGTACTTACTTTAATACAAGAATCTAGTAAATTTGTTTCTTTAAATTTTGTGGGTTTAAAGTCAAATTTAGGTTGGGGCGTGGAAGGTGCCGATCCTTTGTATCTCTCTAATAAGTATTCTCCGTATTTTTTAGGATCCAAGAATTTAATGAAATTTGCTAAATTCTGACCCATACCACAATTGTGGCATTTAAAGAACATATCATTTTTTACTCTATAAAGATATGCTCTTGCTTTAGTCTTACTCTTCTGCGAGTCTCCACAATGTGGACACCTGAAATTGAAAAGATAATCTGTCTTCTTTTTAAACTGACTTAATGCTGAAGAGATAGCATTAATATACTTTAAATCTATAAAACTTGACATAACACTATCTCATAATATACACCATTTCACGAAAATAGTCAAGTCTGTACGAAAAAGGTCCTGAACAAAAAAAATGCCTGGGTGTTTTCCAGGGGTAAAACCTACGAGTATCCTATTAGCTCATCATCCTAACAATTTCGGAGAAATTGCCAGATACTATCCATCCTATTACTATAGCAGCACCTAATATAATCCATCTATATTTTTCTAACATACCAACTCTAGCACCAATATCGTTTCTTATTGCTTTAATTTCTAATAATAAACGTCTTTCACTTTGTTCTATTTCTCTAGTTAATTCTCTATGTACATTGTCAATTTCACCTGCTCTTTCTTTCAATTTTTCAAATATAATTTCATCAACTTGTTCTTGTCTAGCAATCTTTTCGGAGTGTACCGCCAACATAGACTTAATAGATGTTGATACATCTGTTAATTTGTCTATTGCTGTGTCTAAACGTATATTGATATTATTGACTTGTTCTATGTCTTTTTTGAGTTTTGCTATATCTACTTGTAAATCAGGCATTAAAATTCTCTATCTATCCATCTGTAAATAGACCAATTCATATAGATAAGTATTCCAAATATTAAGAATAGAGTGATAGTTCCGTAGTCCATATTTAATCCGTTTGTATTACTGTAATATTATTTTGTGTAGAAGAATTTCCTACGTCAAGGTGTTGAGCTTCTTTATCTTGTAAAATCTGAATATCTGCCTCTTTACTCGTTTCAGTCTTTACATATGCTCTATGATTATCGTTATATCTATTTATGATTGTGTAATCGCCACTTGTACTTGAATCTGCGTCAAAATCATTGCCTAATGTTGATACTCTTCCAGTGGAAGTTGCACTTGAAGTCGCACCTGTTACTCCATCTGTTGTAGTTAGAGTTTGAGTTACATCTCCAGTAGAGTAGTTTAATGTTTCACCACTAGCAGTTACCGAAGTTTCATTACCTTCGTTATCAACCCATTCACTACCACAAGATTGATTAGCATTGTCCCAATAGTATCCATATTTTAAACACTCTTCTTCATCATAACTTGCTAATAATAATTCTAATTCTGCGTCTATATCATAGTCATCTTCATAAGAATATTCATCTTCCCAATTGGTCTCATCATCTTCATTATTGTAATCGTAACCTGTGTACCACCAATCGTATAATGCGTCCCAATATGTGTCCCAATCTGCCCACTCCCAATCAGTTATGTAAGTCTTCTTTAAGTCTTTCATCTTCCAGGGTTTAGGTTGGTCATCACACATTTTATAATTCGGCCACGATCCACACCAACCATATAATTTACCAAATATCTTTTTAGATTCTTTAGTCCAACTATCATTGGTTACTTTTAAAGTCCAGTCATCTTTGTACCAGTCATTTAAGTAATCAACATAGTCTTGGTTGCACCAGTAGTCTTCGTATCCATTGTACTCACAATAGTTTTGTACAGTTAATGTTGGAGGTCCACCTTGTGCTTTGTATTCTGCATTGTTATAGTAGTCATCATCTAAAGCAAAATCTTCCCAAGTATATCCTTCAATTGCTTGTACTTCTGTTTCATCTTTTGTATCTTCAACTACATCTTGCTCTTCTACTTCTACATTCCAAGAAGTTAAACCATAGTCTTCTAATAGTTCATTATACTTGTCAGAATAAGCATCCCAATCTACCTCATCCCAATCAATAGTATCCCAATCAATAGTATCCCAAGTACAATCTGAACAACCAATGGCGTCAAAGTATGCTTGATCCATTTCTGCATACATTTTCTTTGCGTCATCCCAATCCATAGTCTTCTCACCTTCAGCATCCCATACTGAAATCTGATTATCTTCATCTATATAACCCCAATCTTTTAAATCACTTTCCCATTCATCATAGTAAGATGTATCAACTTCCGATTCAATAGTTGTATCTAAACCTTTTTCTTCTTTTGAATCCATTTCAATCATTGAATCTGATTCACTAACAGACATATCAGTTTGAACAATAGCATTACTATCTTCAGTTACACTTGCTTCTTCATTGATGATTGCCTCTTCCATCTCCTGTGCCTTTGATTCTTCTTTAGACATTTCAGTTTTCTTATCTACATCACCAAAAGTTTTTTGTGATTCATCTTTTATTTCTTCTTCAAATTCATCTAACTCAATGATGTTTTGTTTATTAGTTTCTATTTTTGGAGGTGTTGGTG